TTTCGGCGGCATGCTTACGACGCAAGGGGCCGCCAAGAAAACCAATTGCGACGCCCTCGGTATTCCGTGGGAGCCGCGTTACATGCTTATCGGCGATGCGAACGGCACCGATCCGGTGCCCAGTCCTACGCAAACAAAACTGGTCAATCAGGTCTATCGGGCGCAGCTCAATCAACTGCGTGTCTCTCCGACTGACGCCAATATCCTGATCGCTGAGCTGGTGTTGCCGCCTGATGTGGGTGGCTGGTGGATTCGTGAGTTGGCCCTGGAAGATAAGGACGGGGTGTTTTGTGCGGTGGCCAACGCCGCGCCTAGCTACAAGCCCTTACTGGCGCAAGGCTCAGGCCGTAATCAGGTGGTGCGGATGCACATCATCACCAGCGGCACGTCGAACATTCAGTTGAAAATTGACCCGTCGGTGGTGCTGGCCACGCGTCAGTACGTTGATGAGATGGTTAACGGTCTGCTGCCGGCCAACAAGCCCGCCGGCAGCTATACCAAGGTCACGGTCAATGATCGCGGTGTATTCGTGTCGGGGTCGAATCCGACCACGCTGGCCGGCTTCGGTATAACCGATACCTACACCAAGGCCGAAATTGAGTCGATGATCGCGCAGGCCTCGGCGTTGCCGGTCGGGGCGCAAATGTCATTTCCGGTGAACAATATCCCGCCCGGTTTTCTGGAGCGTGACGGTAGCGTCAAGCCCATTGCGCTCTATCCGGATCTGGCGGCGTACCTTGGCGGTGCGTTCAACCGGGGGGATGAGGGGGCCGGCAATTTCCGGTTGCCGGAGTCGCGCGGCGAGTTTGAGCGTGGCTGGGACCATGGGCGCGGAGTGGATGTTGGGCGCGGTGTTGGTACGTATCAGGCTGACGAATTAAAGAATCACTCCCATCCTCTTAACGGTTGGACAGGTGCTAACAACAACGGTAATGGTCCAGCAGGTTGGTCTGACGTCGGCTCACTCAATCCTACCGGCAACGTTACAGTCTCGACTGGCGGTGTAGAGACACGCGGCCGAAACGTAGCCGTGGTGATGTGTATCAAGGCCTGGAACGCGCCGATCAATCAGGGAAACATTGATATCGCGGCTTTGGCGGCTGATATCCAGAAATTGAAAACAATGGCGGTCGTGGGTGGTTATCGACGGCTGTCGATTGTGACCACTGGATTAGATGGGAATGTCGCTGTTACTGCCGAGCAGGTAACAGTGGGTGGTGCGGAATACGTTAAAACGCTGAATAACGTCGGCTTCACCATCAACAGTTTGTCCGTGGGCGCCAATGGCTTGGACAGTGGGGCCATGGCAGCCTCGACGTGGTACAGCGTTTGGGTTATCTGGAATGGTGCTACGGCGGCCATTGCGGGCCTACTGTCACTGAGTGGCACCGCGCCGCTGTTGCCGGCGGGGTTTACCCATAAGGCCCTGGTGGGCTGGGTCTTTACCGATGCTACAGCTAATAAGTACCCGCTATCTCAAATCAAGAAAGACAAGCGGGTGGTCTGGAAGACCGCTCCAGGCAGTAACGTGGCCACGCCGCGCCGCATGGCGAACGGTGCTGCTGGAAATCCTGGCACGCCGACGTGGGTTCCGGTATCGACTACCGCCTACGTATCACCTACGGCTATTTCGATCAAAGTTGAACTCGTCAATTACACGGCTAACGCTGCCGGCGTTGCGCCTAATGCGGGATACGGCTCAGTTGCCGACTATTTAAATCCTCCGCCAATTGCCTCGTTTTTTGTCGGCGGGTCAGGTGGGGCGCATTCAAAGAATACCGGTTGGCTGTTACTGGAGTCGCCCAACATTTACTGGGCGTCGGTAAACGAAAACTTATTCTGCCTGGGTTATGAGGACAGTGTATGAGCATTGGTTGGGCTGTTAAAAACGATCTATCGGGTAAGCGTTCATTTGATAGTGAGCACAATCAGCTTCTGGATGATGAGCACTTTGTCGATATCAACGATGGGCCAGAGCCTGAAACTAGTCCACTTAATGGACCGGCAATAGTTAGCGCAGTACAGGTTGATTTAGAGCGAGATCGCCGAATTGATGCAGGGGTGATGTTCAACGGCGTCCTTTACCAGTCTAGGACTACTGACCGGGAAAACATATCTGGTGCGGCACAGATGGCTTTCATGGCAGTGGTCGGCGGCGCTCAACCGGGCGACTTGCGCTGGTCGAACCCTGACCAGGACTTCGCCTGGATCTGCGCCGAAAACACCCTGGTGCCGATGGACGCACAGACCGTTGTGGAGTTCGGGCGAGCTGCCGCGCTGCGTAAGTCGGAGCTGATCTATGCCGGTCGCGCACTGAAGGATATGCCGGCGATTCCCGAAAACTACACGGATGATCAGTGGTGGCCTGAATGAGCGAATTATTGAACACCCTCAAGACCGAACAGGACGGCAAATGGGACCGCACGCTACTGGCCGAACTGTCACTCCAAGACGATGACCACGGCCTGATCACTGTACCGACAGGCTTCAGGACTGACTTCGCCAGTATCCGGTTCTTGCACAACATCTTTCTGTTCGTGCTGTACGCCCTGCTCGCCGGCTACGGCAACTACGCGGCCACCGTGCACGACTGGCTCTACACCACCGGACCGCTCACTCGCAAACAAGCCGACGCGGTGCTGTATCGTGGCCTGCGTGCCGAAGGGGTCGCACGCTGGCGTGCCTGGCTGTTCTGGGCCGGTGTACGCATCGGCGGCAGCAAACGCTACAAGATCACCCCCGCCTGATCATCTGCCACCAGTAACCCCCACGCCTACAAGGCCCCGCGAGTCGGGGCTTTTTCTTGCGCGTCCTGTACCGCGCCCCGCTACACCGCCCGCCACTCGCCCCGCTTGCGCGCGCGCGTCACCCTCAAGGCTCACTGAAACGGCATCACGCCCACCAGGAGCTGCCCAATGGCCACCGACTACCATCACGGCGTTCGCGTCCTCGAAATCAACGAGGGCATCCGCCCCATTCGCACTATCGCCACCGCCGTGGTGGGCATGGTCTGCACCGGCAGCGACGCCGACGCGGCTGCCTTTCCGCTCAACACCCCAGTCCTGCTAACCGACGTGCTCACCGCTTCCGGCAAAGCCGGCGAGCTGGGCACCCTGGCCCGCAGCCTGGACGCCATCGCTGACCAGGCCAGCCCCGTCACCGTCGTGGTGCGCGTGGCCGACGGCGAAGGCGCCGACGATGCCGCCAAGGAAGCGAACCAAACCACCAAGATCATCGGCGGCGTTACGGCCCAGGGTCAGTACACCGGCCTCAAGGCCCTGATGGCGGCCGAAGTGCAGCTCGGCGTGCGCCCACGCATCCTGGGCGTACCAGGCCTGGACAACCTCGCCGTCACCACCGAGCTGGCGGCCATCGCCGAGCAGATGCGTGCCTTCTCCTACGCCAGCGCTTGGGACTGCGAGAACGCCTCCGAGGCCATCGCCTATCGTGACGGCTTCGGCTCCCGCGAGCTCATGCTCATCTGGCCGGACTTCGTCAACTGGGACACTGCCACCAGCACCAACGCCCCGGCCTCGGCCGTCGCTCGCGCCCTGGGCCTGCGCGCCAAGATCGACGAACAAGTCGGCTGGCACAAGACCCTGTCCAACGTGCCGGTCAACGGCGTGTCGGGGCTGTCCAAGGACATCTTCTGGGACCTGCAGAACCCCGCTACCGACGCCGGCCTGCTCAACGCCGCCGAGGTCACCACTCTGATCCGCCGCGAAGGCTTCCGCTTCTGGGGCAACCGCACCACCAGCGCCGATCCGCTGTTCGCCTTCGAAAACTACACCCGCACCGCCCAAGTGCTCGCCGACACCATGGCCGAGGCCCACTTCTGGGCTGTGGATAAACCCATGCACGGCAGCCTAGTCAAAGACATCGTCGACGGCGTCAACGCCAAGTTCCGCGAGCTGAAAACCGGTGGGTACATCATCGACGGGCAGTGCTGGTTCGACCCTGCCGCCAACGACGCCGCCACCCTCAAGGTCGGCAAGCTGTTCCTGGACTATGACTACACCCCCGTCCCGCCGCTGGAAAACCTGCTGTTCCGCCAGCGCATCACC